GCTAGGGACTTGGTGTTTAGACACGAGAACCCTATGTTTGCAGGCGGGCAACCAGACGATCAGTTAAAGAATCACAACAAGCCAGAGTTTTATGAAAAGGGGAAGGCCATATATGAAAAACGCAAAAGCCAAAACTGGCAATCGTAAGGCTGGAATTATTCGCTTTGGCAAGGCTCGCCCAGACCCAACCAAATATGTGAAGGTTGATATTACCTATGACAATAAGGCAGGGAAGGAATTGTATGAGGCTGGAATGCTGGCATTAAAGCACGACCCAGAAGCCGTGATTGAGTATGCAATTAAAAAAGCATTAGCGGAAATGGTGAAATGCAAGAAGTAATTAAGAGCGAAAATCCAAAAGATCATTGGAAGCATCTTAAATGCTTCAATGAAAGAGTGCTTGATTTGGGATGTGCGTATAATGATGTAGATTTAGAAAAAACAAGAGAAAACAAGCTCGGCACACCGCATTATATCATAAATCAAAATCCGTCTTTTTATGTTGGCGTAGATTCATACTCCCCAGACATTGACCAACTAAATCTAGAGTTCTCTGTTCAAAATAAAAATGTTAAGTTCTATTGCGACTCAATAGATTCTGTAAAAAAACTAGAGAACTATATTGAGAAAATAGAACCAACAATAATTAAGAGTGATATTGAAGGAGCAGAAACATTTTTTCTTGGGGTTAGAAATATCCCAAGCGTCTTACAGATTGCGATTGAATTACATAGCCCAGCCATAGAAAAGGCATTTACAGAATGGGCGTTAAAACATAATTTCATAGCTTTTTCAAGGGAGACACTAGAATTGCACAATCACATTTCAGTTGTCTATTTTTCAAGATGAATGTCATAACAGCTATTCAAGACTCAAATAACTCAAGAATCATATTGGCTCAAAGGTTATGCTTGGCCTCTCTATCACGATTTGAATTAAAAATCATAACAATACCCGGCAATCCAAGGCCGCTATTCAATAAGATGCTTGAACAAGCAAGCAAAGATGGAGAATGGTTTGGTTGGGTTAATTCAGACTGCCAACTTTTGATTCCTCCTCATACAATAATATCAAACAATTATGATGTAATTGGGTTGCGTAGAATTGAGATTGGGAGTGGTGAAAAATGTGGGGGGGTAGATGGATACTTTATTAAAAAAACATTTTGGGACAAGCTATCAAAAGATGCCCCAGATATGTATGTGGGCGGGACACACATTGATTGGTGGATTACAAGGGCAACACAAAAGTTTGGAACATATATAGAGGGATTTTATCTTGCCCATATTTCGCATCAAAGAACACAAGCAAGTTGTGGCGAAGATTATCACGGGAAATGGAATCTTGAAAAATATAATGAATGGGCGGATAGAAATGGAGTTTCAAAATGCTAACCATCTTTACCATCGTTCTCAATGGAATGCCTTTTATCGAGAGGCATCTTGCGGAGTTTCAAAAGCTCAAGATTCCTTGGAGATGGAGGATTGTCGAGGGTGTAAGTGAGCCGGTTGGATGCACCCGGTGGTGCAAGCAAGTTCCAGATAAATGGCACAAGGATTTCAAGAGTATAGATGGAACGCACGAATATCTTAATAGTATCCAAGGCGGGAATGTTGTTGTTTATTCGCAGGGCAAGCCCTTCAACGGAAAGCTAGATATGATTCAGCAAGCCTTGTTTGGCGTAGATGATGGCGTTGTTATGGAGGTGGATGCTGACGAGATGTGGAGAGCAGAACAGATTGAGGGGATTTACGAATGCCTAAAGGGTGCAGAGGATGGGGCAACGATGCAGTTCCATTGTAACTTCTTTGTCGGGGAAAATAAGCGAGTAGTTACCAGAGAGGGCTATGGCTCAAACTGGTATGAATGGATGAGGGCTTGGAAGTGGGGAAAGAATGTGTGCTTCACAAGCCACGAGCCGCCCCGCCTAAACATCCAGTCTCGCCTAGTTCCAAGGGGAGTGACTGAAACTTGGGGACTGGTATTCAATCACTATGCCTATGCCATCGAAAAACAAGTTGAGTTTAAGGAAGATTTTTATGGCTATAAGGGATTGGTAGATGGGTGGAAAGAATTACAAAAGACTATCGGCCCAGTTCGATTGAGTGAATACTTCCCCCACCTGCACGATAAGAGCGTAGCCGATGACTGCTAAAACAATCAAATACTCCCAGAGGCTAGGAGACATTATCCGATGCCTCCCAGCTTGCAAATATCTAGCCGACCAAGGCCACGAGGTGTTATTTGATTGCTTGCCTCAATACCACGGAATCTTTGAGATGGTTTCTTATGTGAAGGTTGGGAACAAGGGCGATGTTATAGACCTTGAGATTTGGCCTAACAAATACCAACAATATCGTTTCTCAAATAAGACTTGGACAGATTTTGTATATGCCCATCCAGAGATTAACAAGGCAGACCCCAAGGATATTCTGTTCGATAAGCTAGACGATACCCCAGCCAAAGGATTTCCAGAAACCTATAATATGGTTGCCCCCTTTGGGATAAGCCAAGGCCATAAGCGAGACCCCCTACAAATCATCGTTGAGGCAAGGAAGAAGTGTGGGGAAAATAACTTCTTTGTGCTTTGCCCTCCGGGTATGGAGATTAAGGGATTGCGAACCTATACAGCTCCCAATATACCAGAGATGGCTAGGGCAATAAGAGGGGCTAATGAGTTTTGGTCAATAGATAGCGGGCAAATGGCAATCGCCGCTGGGGTTAGGAAAGAAAGCAAGGTTGTGTATTTCCCGCAAACAATCGAGCCATTTGATAAGGACAATATCTTTATTTGGGATAGTGTAGAGATAAATTGACATAAGGGGTGGGTTTATGGCGGGGACAATCGATACCACCTATTTCTCAACCGATCTTACAAATATGATCGGAGACCTATATACAGTTGTCACCGGGCTTGGCTCTTCTGCTGTATCTGCCTCTGTTACCGACTTAACGATTGCACAAGAGCTAGATGTGGGTGGAGAGATTTTGAGGGTTACACAAAGTATGGTTGTGCCATCATCAGCTATTTCCTCTCCAGTAACTATTGGGGCTTATATAACAGTAGGAACGGCAGAGAGGATGATTGCTGGCTTTCAACAAAGTGCGGATGGAGTTAGCTACACTATTGATATAGCTGACCCAACGACCTAATGATCTCAATCGAGCGTCAGATTGAGAATGGGCTGGCAACAGCCCTAGCGGGTATTTCTGGCGTTAATATCTACAAGAGCGATACCGAGGGCCAACGACTGCTACCCAACCTAGTAATTCAAGCCTCTATTGGGTCAGAGGAAATTATCCCCTATTCTGGCGTATTTCGTTGCCCAGTCACAATCACCTATGCGACTAGGGCAGACACAACCACAAGATCAACTTTCGATGTTAAGTTTCAAGAGATTCTGCAAGTAATGTATCAAGAACCCAATCTAGCTAGTGTTCTAACCACGGCCACGCTCAAGGTGTTCTTGGCTAATGTATCATCAGAATCACCAGAAATAAGGGCAGACAATAGGACTTGGGCAAAAACCCTCTCCCTAGACATATCTTGCACTAGCGTATGACATCACCCCAATTCAAGATAGAGAACGCACTAGCGGCCATCCTAATCCCAATACCGGGGCTTAATGTGCTTGTTTCCAATAGGGTTGGCACAAGGCTATTTCCCTATGTAACCATTCAAGCCTCGCTAGGCTCACAACAAATCATACCCTATTCTGGCGTATTCGAGATTGGGGTTAATATCGCATACTCTGATTCTGCTACAAGAACTAGCCAAGCCACATTTGATGAAACCTATTTCAATATATTCCAAAAACTTTATTCTGATAACGATACCCTTGTTAGCAAGGTGCAAGACGAAGTGACTGATTTGAAGATATTTATGGGCAGAATCACATCTCAGTCTCCCAGCATAAGAGCGAATAAAAGGGCTTGGCAAAGGGGCTTAACATTATCATTTATAGTAACCCCAGACCCTAATGCCGATGGATTGAGGAGCTACGACTTCTCTGAAGCCCTAAACAGCTTCTACCTCGCCACGATTTAACAAGGAGATTGAGATATGGCACTATCCATTTTAGACGGCAACCAGTCAGCAACCACGCTTTCTACCATTGTAACGAGTGGGCAACATATACCCGCCCACACGGTTGTCTCTTTAGGCACTCAAGCCATTTCTAACATCACAAGTGCAGTCAGCGGAACTTCCGTAACATTTGGCCTTGTTGGTGGAACTGTAACGGCAAACAATTTTACCCTAACTAATGTTTTGCAATATGATGGTTCTCATTATTTCCTTAAAGTCGGGGGGGTTGCCACTACTGGTGGAACTAGCTTCCCAGTTTATGTCGCTGGTTCTGTCACAGCTAACCCAACTGGAACGCAGACGATTGCTGGCACGGTGACGGCGAATTTAGACCCCAACTCGTCTGTAATTTCAAGCCAAATTGAAGCTGGAATTGGAAGCTACGCCGCAGATTTAGCCAACGACCCTTTCCCCATCTCTGGCACAGTCACCATCGGCTCTGCTCTCCCCACTGGTATAAACCGCATCGGCGTGGTGACGGCGAATGGCCTATCCATAGGCTCAACGGTTGCAAATGTATTCCCAATCGGAGTGGACACTCAATTTTCTGGGGTTCGATCAGTTACTGACCTTATAGGTTATAGACTTCCAATTTCTTTGGGGGATTCTAGTGCAGTTGTAAGTGCGTCACTATATGACCCTCTCCCCGCCGGCACAAACCGCATCGGCGTGGTGACGATTGGAGCAGGGACAGTTACTCTCGGAGCAAGCACAGCACAGATCGGAAGTGTTACTGTAGGCAACAGCGTCACCATTGGCTCGCTCCCGAATGTTAAAATACAAGGATTTAATGCAGGAGGTGGAGGGCAATATATAGATATTGGAGTAACTGAGCAGGGTGCTGTTCCTGTAGTTTTGGACTCAGCATTACCAGCAGGAACAGCACAGATTGGGAGCGTGACTGCTAGCATCAGCGGCACAGTTCCCATCAGCATCTCCTCCGTCACGGTTGGCAATTCAGTTACCATCGGCTCGCTCCCTGCGATTAGTGGGACGGTGACAGCAAATTCATCCAACGGCTCTCTAACGACAAGATTTGGATCTGTCACTACGGCCAACACGGCTTTTGCGACATCTGCAGTAACTAATTCAAATCGCAAATATCTTTTAATTCAGAATGTCACAACGGCCTCAAATGTAATTACAGTCGGAATTGGATTTACCCCAACCACCACTCAAGGCATCCAGCTATTTTCGGGGGCTGGGCTAACCTTTGAAGGTAGCTACATTCCTACTGGTGCAGTTAATTTATTGTCCAGCGTAACAGCTTCTTGCTTCACCATATTGGAGGCGTAAGTGGGGTTCTTTGCTACAAGCGGAATCCTTAATCGTAAAGGGTTTTTTCGTGGAGGATTCGACCCAGACGCAAGTGCATTTTTTGCAACCGCTGGCGTAACCAATCAAGCGGCAAGAGGGCAAATTAACGCTTTTGTGCTTGGCGTAAAAGACCTCGGCCTTTGGAGTAGTATGGTTAGCTGGCCTCTACGTTCCACACAAAACGCTGGAACTGGAACCACTGTGTATAGCTTAGGTGGATACGGAATCAATAACGGCACTATGAGCGGAACAATATCTTGGGGGACAGATGGAATAATTTACCCAAACGACGGCACTTTTAAGTTTATTAACACAGGATTTACAATGGCTTATGATTTATCAAATTCTAGTTTTGCGGTTGGCTCATTAACCGCAACATCTTCTGGAAATAGAAGATATATTGGTTCTTCTCTAATAGCTGCAACTCCCTTGAATGCGGGAGTTTCAGCAAACACAACAACGCTTGCTAGCATAAGCTCCTTTTCTGGATCTGTATTCACACAAGTATCATTCGCAGGATCGCCAAACTTGAATACATTTAATTGGTTAGGTGCTTCCGCAAATTACGCAACAACCACAAACAACTTTAATGCACAGTTAAATTCAACATTTGGAACAATTTCGAGAAATTCGGCTGGAGACGGGAAAAATCCTTTACATATTGGCGGAGGACAAAATGCAAACGACACTTTTACTGGTACGATGGCTTTTGCGAGCTACTTCCCAACAACGGATGTATCTCAAGCCAATAAACTACTTTTATACAATCTCTACAAAACAACCCTCGGCCAAGGGCTAGGACTACCCTAATGCCCCTCCTCCTCATCGCCCTCTTGTTATGCTCCTGCTCGCCAAGGCACACGGACAACAACGCCCTTCCAAACTACGAGATGATGCAAGCCGCAGAGGATGCAGGGAAAGTAAAAAGTGAATGAGTGCAACCGATGATAAGGATACCCCTAGCTGGCGGGATTTTATGGCAAGCCTCAAGTTCTTGGAGGCCGAGGGCTACATAGAGATATTCTACAACGACAAGGGCGAGCGAATGGTTAGGATTGCCCCCGGTGCAGAGCGAGCTACGCTATGAGTGCAGACCAAGTTGCAGACTTGAGGGAGAGGCTTGCAAGAATCGAGGAGCGGCAGGTGGGGTTGATTTCAATTTTAGAGCGTCATACCAGCGAAATAGCCCAATGGACAGCCAAGATCAACGGCAAGGTGGACACCCTAGAGAGGGATGCTCACACTATCAAAACGAAGCTATGGCTCGTTGCCCTAGTGTCGGGGGCTGTATTCTCTACAATCTGGGAACTAATAAAGGTGCGAGTGTTCCCACGATAATTTGACACAAAGGAATATCAAATGGCCGCTACAAGTATAGGACTTTCTACCGTTGCCTTTGGATTAGCCGCTGAAACTGGCGTTGTTATTCAGAGCTTCTCACTCACAAGCACAGCAGAGACAACCGAAGTATCAAAGCATAATGGTACTCATTCTGCTGTTGCCTTTTCTGCTTTCAAAAGGAATGTTAGTCTTTCTGGTAATTGTAGTGGTGCTGTTGCCTCTTCTGGAATTGGTGGAACTCTTGCCCTAACTGGCAACACAACCGCAGTATCTAGCGGAACTTACTTTGTGACAGATGTTTCTTTCTCACAAGCCGCCGATGGCTTTAACAGCTTTGACCTATCAGCAACAGCATACGATGGATTAAATACATAATATGGCCGCTACAATCATTGGAAATAGCACAGACCTAGCCTTCGGGATTGCCTCTGCACAGACTGGGATGGTAATTCAATCCATCTCTTCCTCTGCCTCGGCTGATGCAGTTGAGCTAAAGAATAAGGGTGGCGATGTTACGGCAGTAGTATTCCGTAATAAGAAAGTCACCTACTCGGTAGAGGGTGCATATACAACCTTCAGCGGTAGCGTTGGGGCAACAATCACAGTATCTAACGGAAGCAACTACGACCTATCTGGTGCGGCCTATATTACCGAAACCGCTAGAAACCGAAGTGCAGACAACTTTGAGACGGTGTCCTTCACGGCAGTTCGATACGATGGTATAAGTTAGTTTTAACCTAGAAATCCTTATGCAAGAAAAAATCCTTTATACTCGAAACATCAAGCTCGCCTCTACCCTTGCCACATTTGGCATCCCATTCAGAGAGAAAGAGCCAATGGCCGTCATTGAGGATGCAGACGATAACAACCGCAGAAGCGT